CATGCACCTTGCAGATGCAAAAAGCCATGGTATGATATTCTTTATTGACTACTCAGGATCAATGTCAAGCGTTCTCAAAGATGTATTAGAACACACACTAAATTTAGTTCACTTCTGCAAAAAGGTTGGTATACCATACAAGGTTTACTCCTTTACATCAAACTATGCTTTAGATAAAGAAGACGTTTCTCAATCAGAAATGGAGTTTAATTTATCAGACTTAGTTTTGGCAGAATTGTTTTCAAGCGAAATGTCATCAAAAGAATATAACGAAGCTTTTCAAATGGTGTCTTGTCAAATCCTTAATTCTAATAATTATAGATTTAGTCAACAGGGAATTTCAAAATTCGAACACTTGGGTGGTACTCCACTCGATCACACGTTGATTGCATCTCATCAAATCGTTGATGATTTCAGAAAAAAGAACCCTGTGCAAAAGCTCAACGTTATTGTGTTAACTGATGGTGAATCACATAGCTGTAGCCCAAGTGACGCTTGGTCAGCTGGTACATTTTTCACTAACGTAGGAGGAAAGCAAAGAACCATTAAACGTCATTATGCAACTCGTCAATATGTTGAATTATTGAAAGAAGTTAAAGGCGTCAACACTATTGGGTTTTTCCTTCCAAATAGCAAGCGCGAAGGCAACCAACATCTTAATCGAATGGCTGGTCATATGTATGGTCAAGGCAAGGCTTATGGAAAAACAGGCGATTTTATGAAAAAGTATCGTAAAGACAACTACTTTCATATGTCTAATTGCTTTGGCTACGATTCATACTTTCTACTCTCAAGTGATGTTGAAATTGAAGATGAAGACTTCGACTTCTCAAAAACTGAAGGAAAAACCATTTCAGGCAACCGTGGCGAACAAAGCAAGCTAGCTCGCCAATTCGCTAAACATAATGTGGCAAACCGTACAAACCGCATCATTATGACTAAATTTGCTGAAATAATTGCGTAATAACGGTGTACAAACTAGGAAACTCAAGGTATAATAGATCTATAATAAATCAAAAAAGGTTAAATCACATGACAAAATCACTCAAAGAACTCCTCCAGGATGCAGGAAAAGCATCTTTTACTCGCCAAGAAGTTTTGGCAGTTGCAGAATCTAACGGTATCGACGTAAAAGTTGCTTACCAAACGATTAATAATTTACATCGTGTAAAGCGTGGTGTATACTCCCTCGATATTCCTGTTGTAAGTGCTCCTGTAGCACCTCAGGTGCCTCAAACAGCAATGGCAAATATTGCCTTCAGAGGTGTAGCTTCAGTCTCTAATGATGAAGTCTACGTACCGTCTGTAGATCCTACTTACATCAAGTGGGGTGAGTATAACACTATCATGAAAATCATAAAGTCAAATATGTTTTTCCCAACGTATATCTCTGGCCTTTCGGGCAACGGTAAGACAATGATGGTAGAACAGGCTTGTGCTAAAACAAAGCGTGAATACGTACGAGTTCAAATCTCTCCTGAAACTGATGAAGACGATTTGATTGGTGGTTTCCGCTTGGTTAATGGCGAAACAATTTTTCAGAAAGGACCAGTCGTAAAAGCTATGGAACGTGGTTGCATACTCTTGATTGACGAAATCGATCGTGCTACTAATAAGATTATGTGTCTCCAGGGAGTGCTTGAAGGCAACCCTATTCTTTTGAAAAAGACTGGAGAGGTAGTAACACCTGCAGAAGGTTTCAACGTAATCGCTACAGCTAATACTAAAGGCCGCGGGTCAGACGATGGTAGATTCACCGCAGCATCAATTATTGACGATGCTTTCCTCGAACGATTTGTATGTGTAATTGATCAAGCTTTCCCTCAGCCAACGATCGAGAGGAAGATCGTCGAAAAGCATATGGCTAAGTTCGGTGTTGAGGATAGTGAATTCGCAGAAAAGCTTATTGCATGGTCAAATGTGATTCGCAAAACCTTTGAAGCTGAAGGTGTGGAAGAAGTGGTTTCTACTCGCCGCCTTTGCCACATCGTCAAAAGTTTCTCAATCTTTGGTGATCGTATGAAAGCAATCAATATGTGCATCAGTCGATTCGATGAGGAAACCCGTACAGCGTTCCTAGATCTTTACACTAAAATTGATGAAAGCCAACTCAATGAAAATGGAGAAATTGTCGAACAAACGAGCGTAGATGATGTGGTCGCTGATTACAATGCATACAATGAAGAAAAAGAAGAAGCTCCTTTTTAACACTTTGCGGTGGAGACCGCAAGTCATAACCTAACCTAAAAGTCCCACCTTTGATTAAACTCAAAGGTGGGCAATCCTTTATATTATGAGTGACGGAATAAAATACGATTCTAAAAAACCCGACTATAGCTTACTTCCTCCTAACGCTTTGGAAGATGTTGTTAAAGTATTGACTTATGGTGCGCAAAAATATGATAGAAACAATTGGAAAAAACTTGAAAATCTTGACGATCGTTATTTTGCTGCAGCGCAACGCCACCTTTGGGCATTACAGAAAGGCGAAACTTTTGACGACGAAACCGGCATTCACCATGGAGCTCATGCAATTTGCTGTATGATGTTTTTAGTCGAATATAACTATTTACAAAACACTAAACCTAAGGTATAATAATATATTATGAAAATCAGTAAAGAAACACTAGATGTTCTGAAAAATTTTTCAGGCATTAATCCTAACCTCGTTATTAGCGAAGGTAATAAACTATCGACGATTGCAGAAGCCAAAAACATTATGGCGTCTACAACTGTTGCTGAAACATTCCCAAAAGAAGTTGGCATTTATGATTTAAATGAATTTCTTTCAGCACACTCGCTGATTGAAGATGCTGATTTAGAATTCGGCGATGATTCAGTTATTATGAAATCGCCAACTTCTTCAATCACATATCGTTATGCCGATAAGTCTATTTTGACTTCACCAGAAAAGGGCGTAAATATGCCTGATGCTGAAGTAACAATTAACTTATCTGCTGATGACATCGCACACATTCGTCGAGCTGGTAGTGCACTTGGCCACCCTGTCGTGGCAATTATTTCAGAAACAGATGATGATAACATCTACCTCGAAGTTAAAGATCCTAATAATTCATCTGCAAATACGTTTAGGCTAAATGTTGGTTACAGTGGTAATGCTGTTTTTGACTTTCAATTTTTAATTGCAAACCTTAAGCTTATTCCCGGCGACTATCAAGTTTCTGTAAGTTCTAAGCTTATTTCACATTGGGAATGTATAAATAATAATTCCGTCGAGTATTGGATTGCACTAGAAAAGAATTCAACATTTAGTAATGGATAAATCATGCCAAATAGACCTAAAAAGAAAAGTAAAAATATGAGTGAAGAAACACAAACACAAGAACCTGGTATTAATATCGGGGATGTAAGCGCAGCATTGCGCATCATTGATGTAGCAGCAAAACGTGGTGCCTTTGAAGGTGCTGAATTAAGTTCTGTTGGTTCTATTCGTGATCGCTTTGCGGCTTTTGTCGATTTCCACACGCCAAAGGAAGACGAAAATAAAGAAGACGAAGCAACTACTCCTGGCGCAGAGGCGACTGAGGAAACCTCTGAGTAGTTGAAAGCCACGACCTGAGTATGTCGGTTTTGAAAAAAACTGCTCTTTACTTTTGATTTACAAGTACTCTATCTTAGAGTATAATTATATTATGACAAAACAAAATGAATTTTTGTGGGTCGAAAAGTATCGTCCACAAACTATTGAAGATTGTATTCTTCCGACAAGTCTAAAAAAGACTTTTCAGCAAATCGTAGACTCAGGTGAAATGCATAATATGTTACTCACTGGTTCTGCAGGGTTAGGCAAAACCACAGTTGCCCGTGCGCTGTGTAATGAACTTGATTTAGATTACCTACTTATCAACGCTTCCGAAGAAGGAAACATTGACACTCTACGTTCTAAAATTAAACAGTTTGCATCTACCGTTTCATTAAATGGCGGTAACTATAAAGTTGTTATTTTAGATGAGGCTGATTACTTAAATGCTCAATCAACTCAACCAGCACTGCGCGGGTTTATTGAGGAGTTCAGTTCTAATTGTCGTTTTATTCTTACATGCAATTTTAAGAATCGAATCATTGAACCTCTTCATTCGCGCTGTTCAGTAATTGAATTCAATACAACTAAAAAGCAACTTAGTGAACTATGCGCTGAATTCATGAAAAGACTACAGTTTATATTGACGTCTGAAGAAGTTGATTATAGCAATAAAGTTTTGGCTGAACTCATTATGAGGTACGCGCCTGATTGGCGCCGCGTAATCAACGAGTGTCAACGATATTCATCATCTGGTGAAATTACATCTGATATTTTAATTGGTCTATCAGATCAAAATATAGCAGCACTCGTAGGGTTTCTTAAAACTAAAGACTTTAAAAACATGCGTGCTTGGGTGACTAATAACACTGATATCGATTCATCAGTTATTTTCCGTAGAATTTATGACACACTATACGATTTTGCAAGTCCTCATTCGATTCCAGCTATTATTTTAGTATTGGCTGATTATCAATATAAGGCAGCGTTTGTAGCCGATAAAGAATTGAACACGGTTGCGTGTCTAACTGAAATCATGGCGTCATCAGAATGGAAGTAACTACAAAGGTAATTGCTTGGAGAATATTGTCAATCATATTGTGTACTCTTATGGCAAGATTGTGGTTTGGTGATTGGCATGTTACTTTGTTTGGCATTTTTATTTCATTCGTTATGACTATTGTACATTATTACTTTGAAAAATTATGGCCGACAAACTAACACCATTTACATTTATTAATTCAATTAATCAGGGTCGTAAAGGTAAACACCTTCTCGAAGATTGCACCGCAGATGATTCACTTGAAACAGTTAATCCCGATGCAGCAGATAAACAGTATGTTCCATTTATCATAAATCGTGGTTTATCATATTTTAAAGATACTGTTCTATTTGCGAATGAAATGAACATCAAAAATAATGTTCCACCAAGAATGCAATACGACTTTTATCGCAATATTGTTACACCAAAAAAACGTTTTTCAAAGTGGGGTAAAAAGGCTAAATCTTCTGATGACATTAACGCTATTAAAAAGCTTTATAATTATTCACAAGAAAAGGCTGAATCTGTTTACAAGATTTTAACATCGGCACAACTAAAAGAATTAAATAAGATCCTTGAAAAAGGCGGAAAAATATAAATAAGCTTATGCCAGCTAAACTTACACGACAAGATAAAATCGATAAGTATAAATTAAAATCTCCAACGTATGTTGGTCCTACTTGCAAGTACATCGATCATATTCAATCAGTATTAGACGAAGAACTTAAACCTTTAATTGCAGAAAGGGATGAGGACTTTTTTTATGAAATTAGTAAGCAAATTAATGCTCAACTCGAGTTTATACGCTCGTCAAATCAAACACTTAGAGATTCGTCAAAGTATTGGTACGAATCATTCAAAAAAGAAGTATAATACGTAAACCGTGATTTGTATAAATAATTCTTTACAATGGAATAAATTATGCAAACACAAACACCAATTGAATGGACACCTTCAAATATGCTGGAGGTAATACTAAATGAACCCGACGACTTTCTTAAGATTAAAGAAACTCTTACACGTATCGGTGTGGCTTCGAAAAAAGATCACAACACTTTATTCCAAAGTTGCCACATACTTCATAAACAAGGCAGATACTTTATTGTTCATTTTAAAGAACTTTTCATGCTTGATGGCAAACCGTCTAATTTTACAGAAGATGATATTGGACGTAGGAACACTATCGCTACTCTTTTATCTGATTGGGGATTACTTACAATCGTTGATGAATTG